CTTAAATTTGGGTACCTTATGTACCATAAGCTAATGGGAATGGTAGAGGAAGATCCTAAGTACAAAGAGGAAATCTCAGAGGTTTTTGATGAATTGTGGGATAGAATTTTTGATAATAATGTAAATAAAAAAGAAGATGAATAAAATTAATTCTTGGGAAATTTTTTTAGAGGGTAAAAATGTCCATAGTGTCCTTACTAAGTGTTTCGAATGTGGAACTATGGGATGTAATTTACCCCAAGTAACAGAATGCGGTAATTGTGGAAGTCAATCCACAGTTAGGTATTACGATTCAAAAACAATAGATCAAAATTTGGAATTCGTAAAATGAAATCCCCTTGTAAGGAATGTCCTCATTTCGTAAAGAATAGACACAATGATATGATAGTAGAATTTTCCAGAAGAACCAAAAGACTTCACAATTGTCATATGACGGAAGGAAAGAAAAATCTATGGGAAATCAAAGACGAAACCCTTATATGCTACGGAGCTAAAAAATCTAAATCCCTAGAAAATATCTAGGGATTTTTTGTGATATATAAAGAGATGAGAACATTCAGAGCTGGTAATTTAGAGGTAATGAGGGAAGATTCGGATTATCCGGATTTTTCTTTAAATATGTCCTATGAAGAAATAGAAAATTTAGATCTTGGTAAATATTCAGAAGAAGGATGGAGACTTCCTACCTATGATGAAATAAGGTATCTTTACAAATTAGTTAACTGCGCATCATATAATCGTCAAGAATGGAATTCTCAGAAGTATTCTATAGGACGTTTCGGGGATAATTCTTATTGGGCATCCTCAAATTCCGAGATTTCTTTTATCCTATTTGATTTTCTTGGGGGATCCGTGGAAGCTTGGAGCAAAGGAAGATTAAGATTAGTTAGAAGAATATGAAAGAAGACCGATACAGAATTGAAGGTTTTATAAAATATTATAAAAATATTCCTACCTTTATAATGGGAAGGATCGAGACTACAAGAGAAGATTTTCCTGCAAAATTAGATTGGGAGGATACTAGACTAATGGTGGAAAAAATGGGGGATAGATGGAGACTTCCAACTCCAGAAGAAGCTTTATATTTTATAGATCTTTCTAAAGGATTAGGGATAGGGGACTTCGACAAATACGGAAATTCAGATAGAAGAGGGTATTGGACAGAATCTACTACTTTCGAAAATTCGGGTACAGATCAACTGAGGACAGGAGTTTATATAGACCACGGAAGAACATATGGTTATAACATAGCTAGCCCTTGTTTAATTAGATTAGTAAGAGATATATGAAAACCTACTACAATCTTGGAAAATTTAGAGTAATGGTAATCGATCCGTCGGATAAAAAAACATGGTGGGGAATTTACGATTACTTAAATAGATATCATAAAGAGCTAAAAGAAGAAGGGTGGAGACTTCCAACCTCCCCTGAATTATTCTATATTAATGATCTTTATAATCTAGAAATTTTAGAAATACAAAAAGGGGAATATTGGACTTCCGAGCCATACCCCAAAGATGCAGAAGATCCTAGTTATTATTTGACTTATACTTTTACATCACCTAAATTTACTATTAGAAGATATCTACCGATAAAACCTATGGGAACTATGTCAGTAAAACTTCCCGTAATACTCGTAAAAGACATATGAAAAGATATAAATATAGAGCCGGTAATATCGAAGCTATGATAATGAATCCATCATTGAAAATGAACTGGGTGGAAATTCAGGAATACTTAAAAACATTCCACACATACGATAAAGGTTTAAAAGAAAAAGGATGGAGGATTCCTTCTGCCAACGAGATGTCTTACATATATGATATTTTTGAATTGGGGGTTTCTGGTATTAAATCAGGTGAATATTGGACATCCAATGTCTATACAACAGGAAATTCAGGGGAACCTACTTCTTGTTTAGTTTTCGTTTTTTCTCCTTTCCGATCTAGCGGAAATCGTACAGATTATATGCCTTGCATAATTAGAGGAACGATGTCAATAAAACTTCATGTAATAGTCGTAAAAGACATATAAAATCCCATTTATTTTACGTGTACTGAACTTTATCGATAGATAGATAGATAACCTAAGAAAATATAAAAATGAGCGTAGATCCAAATTATTTAAAGATGATAGCAGACCGTTTAGATAAGATGAACGGAGGTTCTCCTGTTAGACCTGGAGAGATACAAGGAGAGTATAAACTTCCCAATATAATGGATCAAATGGGACAAACCGCAATGGCTTATCTAAATAGAAAAAAGGAAGAAGAGGCTAAAAATCTAAATAACAGACTGGATAGTTAAGACCAAATCCAGGATATATCTTACCTTTGTATTTGTTTTCGAGAAATCTTATATCGGGAGAAAGATCTCTTAGGTAAAGCAAAAGCTGATCCTCACCACTATAGATTAAAACCCCATCAACTCCTTGGGTATTATATAAGGTTCTTACTCTTTCCGTTATTTCTTTATCATCCGAAGCGTCTTTAACTAATACCCATAGACTTTCACATTTGCTTTTACATTCTATGAAAATCTCTTCCTTTATCTCCTTGAATTCCCCGCAAATAACTCCAATCCCGTATTTTTTAAAATCGGGAAGAAAAAATTGATTTATAGAATTAAATAGGCTCTTCATCCCCAATTTCAATTACAATTGGTTTATTCCAAGGTTTATATCTAAGAGTACAAGTAGAAGCGTTAACAAATATAGGTCCATTCTCGTCTAATACCTTTGTTCCATATTCTTCGTGAATGTGTCCAAAAGAATGTACTTTTAGATCTTTTAGCTTTAGAACTTCTTCCATTAGAGCTGGACATCCTACATTTTCTTGTCCATAAACTACAAGATCAAGAACTCCTAAAGGAGGACCGTGAGTTATAAGAACATTAGTGTCTCTAGGAATCATCTCCCATTTCTCTTTTATCTCATCCTCCCCAAGCATAAAAGCCCAATTGTAGAAAGGAGGAGTCCAGGGGCTTCCCCAAAATTTTACCCCATCTATTTCTATTCCAGAATCCTGGAGATAGTGGATTCCATTCTCTTTAATTGATTCTAAAGTGTTCTGTAAAGTGGTATTTCTATATTCAAACCCGAAATCATGATTACCTGCTATAAAAATTTTATTTTTATGAGGGAGAGAAGAAAACCAAAAAAGAAAATCATCTATTTCACTACCTACACCTCTTGAAGAAACATCTCCACAGTGAACTAAAATATCCCCATCGGGAATGTCATTTATCATTTGTCCATGTAAGGTATGGGTATCCGATATAAAAACTACTTTCATACTATCCAAAAAACATTTGTTCTACTACTTTCCAATTGATAAATTCCCTATTTGACATAGAAGAATCCATTAATAAAGGTGCTCCTAGTGCTGCATCGTCAATGTATAATTGGGCATAAGCTTTAGGAGAAGCTGTCCAAGATTTTTGATTTGGGTTTTCCTGTATTCCGTACAATTCAATGCCGTTGTCTTTAAACCATTCGATAGCATCATTTAATTCTTTTCCACTTCTCATGGTCCATAGAATTAACTGATGCCCTTCTTTTATTAATCTTTTAAGTATAGGAACTGCACCTATGTCTTTACCTACTCTAGGATAATCGTGGGTTACACACGTTCCATCAAAATCTACCGCTATTACCATTTTTTATTTTATATATTAATCCCACCACCACCTCATTCTTTCTCTTAAAACCCTAAATAATAAATCGTGTGCTTTTTCTTGGTTGTAGTAAGAAACGTAAAAACACAAATCTCTTTTATCTAAATCGGGTTTTTCTTTTAATACCTTACGAACACTTGATGGGTATTTCATTAAAAATTCATCATATCTTTCACTTAAGACATCAATTTCTAATCTCTTTAGATCTTCTCTCTCTTCTACATCTTCAAATCTAAATTTAGATTCTTCGTAATCGAGATATTCGGTATTATAGTATTCTTCTTTAACCCTCTCTATTAGATTTAAAACAATCGTCATGTCACGATTATCTCTATCAACCCGGGTATGTCTATTTGCATAGATGATTTCTTTTCTTTGGAATTCTATTTTCTTTTGTAGTATATCGAAGATAAAACCATCATCCCAATCCCTATCTTTCCAAATAGTCGGAGCCCACTTTATTATATTATTGCAGCTGGTTAAAAAATCTCTTATTCTCCAGTTGGTATTTCTCCATACCCTAGCAGATAAAGTTTTCCTATTCCATGCAGAATCCTCGGGTACTATTAATTTTTTATAATTTTTCATTAGTTTTTACTTTCCCCTATTATATTATCATTAAACATATATCTAGTTCTGTAATATTCCTGTGCATCTTCTTTATCCTCTGAATCCGCTTCCGATTTAATTCCAATATATTGTTCCACGAGTCTTATCATTTCTAGCTGTGCTTGGTGAAAAGAATCTTCTATCTGGGATCTTTCTAATTCTATCATCGATAATACTTTTCCTATTGCATCAGAATTTTCCTCCTGGTTAAGTCTTAACCAATCTAGAAAATTCTGAAGAACAGTTTTTTTATCTGATATCATTAAATTAATTTAAATAGATTCCTTTACTTGTAGCGTAGTAGTCTAGATAAATTCCCATAGTTAGCAATCTTTCGAAAGCCATTTCATTTTTTTCTTTTTCTAAAGATTTAATAATTAAATCCGCCAAAAATTGTAATATTTTTACTCTTATTTTACCCATACTCTAACTTTAAATGTGTCAATAATAATGTATTTTTCTGCTGGAAACCAAAAACATAGGCTTTCCTCTTCTATATGTAAATGTTCTTCTTCTAAATAAAGTGTATCTATCATTACATAATCATAATCCAAAGGATGCGATTTTGGGGTTTCCGTTTTACCATAAGCATCGCAATCTGCATTTTTTGATGATTTGCAAGAAAATAAAGATCCTAAGATCAAAGAGGCCAAAATTATTTTTTTCATATTTACCATTTATCTATATCTGTTAAATCCAATTCCGTATTAGCCAATTTACTCCAAACCTTTTTAATAGTTCCTATTCCTCCTCCGCTTTCAAAACTATAGATGTAATCTCCATAAGATCCATATATAGCTTTTATGTGTTCCTGCCATTCCTTTAATTTCTTAGATTCTTCTTGATCTAATGTATAGGTAATGATATTCTTCTTTTCTTCTTTCTCCTCCTTTCTTTTCCATCCGTGATCTGAGTTATTTTCCCACATTTCATATGATTTCTGTATCCATTCTGTTGGATTGGATTCGTATGTCAAGGGGGTTTCAGAATTAGGATCCTCCTGATGGGCATGTGTATTTCTTAATATCCATCCAGTCCAATTTAATAGCCAATTTTCCATTTTATCTGTTTATTTTTTCGTATAAGTGAAAATCACACAATGTCGTTATCCATCCACCTTTAGTAGGTTTACCCGGTTCGCCACATTTTTCACATATCTCGTAAGACCTATTTTCTGCTTCTGTTATTTTTTCGAATATCTCTTTACTTCCTTCATTGATATAAAATCTCAACCCCCCAAATTTTTGTTTAACCTGGCAGATCTGTTTATTCCATCCTAATTGGATCAAATCTTCTATTAGAGTTTTTACTAATCCTAGCCATCCGTTTCCAATACAGAAAAATCCTGAATCTTTTATCGGTTCTCTATCCTCGTAAAATCCATTTTCTAGACCTCCTATAGATTCTAGAAAGGATTTAAATTCTTCGTCTGAAATATAATTATTATTCATTTAATTAATTTTTATTTCCCGAATCCCATCTTACCTGTTCCTCTAACACTTGGAGCTTTTTTAAGACCTTCTAGATTATCTAGGGTTTCTTCAAATCCTCTCCCCATTATAATTACGGAGATAACAACTTCTTTTAGGTGTGAAAGAGACATTCCTTCTGTTCTCTTTAGCCATTCTTCTATATCTATTTTTTCAAGATCGTCTTTACTTAATTTATTCTCAATGAAACATCTTCGGATATCCTCATTAGGAAGCTCCACTTTATATCTTCGATCGAACCTAGAAGGACGATTAGTTATTCTTTCCTGAAGTTTTTCTGGGTAATTAGTGGTTGCGATATAAACTACATTTTCTATCTGCTTTACCCCGTCGAGAATATTCAAAAGCCTACTTATGGAATAACTATGTTCACCTGCTATAGAATCTATATCTTCTAGAATAACTATTAAAGGACGGTTAGGTTCTATTTCTCTGAAGGAAGGAATAAATGAAGAGAATCTTTCAACGTCATCCTCATCTTTAATGTTGATTACTATTCCTCCTTTTTCTATAATATTTTTAGAAACCATTTGGATAATACCAGATTTACCACATCCAGGCTCTCCGAACATTAAAATTCCTCTTTTGTGGATAAATTTATATTTCTCGTATTGATCTCTCATATTCCAAAAATTATCTATATCTTTAAGAATATCAATAATCTCATCAGAAGGAAGAGAATAAAGCTCATCAGTTCTAAATGGTTGCTTTTTTAATGTCTCGGTAGAAAGTTTAGGATTATAAGATATTTCATAAACCCCAGGAGGAACCCCGTCTATAGTATGGTAAGAAGGAAGAAATTCATCATTTTCTAATACAGCCCAGCAGGAAAACTTTTTACCTTTTCTAGTTTTATTCCCGGAATTTTCTAATTCAGGTGATGCATATTCATTAGAAACTCTTCTTTCTGCTATAAGATTTTCGATCTCTTCTACTCCGTAATGTTTTTTCCTCATATTTTTTATTTTTTTAGATTATATTTTCCATTAAGTTTCTTTATGATATTAAATCTTTATCCTCATCTTTTCTTTCTCTATCCTCGATAAAGTTCATTAATCTATAAACTATACCGAAAATAACAAAAAGACTAAGTAAAACGACAATGATAAAAGATAAAAGAGGTAAAGTCTCTGCAAATATGAAAACAAGACTAATAACCGCCAGTGTTGTGACGGTTATTAGTGATTTTATTAAAAGATCTTTCATTCTAGTTTTTAATATTCAAGAATGTCCCTGAACTTCCTGCCATAGTGGTAGGTAATTTTCCATCCCATGCAGATGCTTTAACAAACTCTACATAAAGAGGGGTTAATTCTTTCTGCTTGATCCTCATTGCCAATGCAGCTGCATTTGCATTAATGATTGTCTTAGCAGAATCTCCTCTTGCAATTGCCATCTTCTCTAATGCCTCTGCCTGGGCGACCAAAGTTCTTTGCTGAGCCGCTTGTGCTTCTTGAACTGCTTTAGTTTTACCTTCGATAGCTTGTTGTAATGATGTTGGAGGAATAATGTTAGTTCTTAACTGGGATACTGTGAACCACTTAGAAACTCTCTTATTACATTCTACGATGATTGCAGCTTCAAATTCCTCTCTTTTATTAAAGATTGCATCTACTTCCCATCGGTTAGCAACATCATTTACCGAAGAAACGATAGCATTCTTCAACCATCCTTGCTCAACTTCTTTAATTTCCAGACGAAGATTAACAAACATTTCTCCGATAGCATCTTCACGTAATGAGTAATTAAATGAAGGCTTAATGGTAGCTGCAAATCCTCCTTTCGTGATTACTTGCTGGGCATCATATTCTATATGTTGCTGGAATAAAGGAAATTCTTTAACCTGCTCGGTCCATGAGTTATAGAATACCCAACCGGTTTTATATTGATAAGAGCTAACACCTCTATCAGAACCGGTTAAATTAACTTTTAGTCCTTTGTTACCTGCATCGATTCTTTCTAAAGAAAACGGCTGGATAAAAGAAAGGACCAAACCAATGATAGCAGAAGCAATACCGATGGTTATTTTTTTACTTCCTGCATTCTTAGCTGCAGAGTCGTTGTAGGATGCGTTAGATCTCATAGAGATCCCACGTAGAATTGAAATTACTCCGAAGACCAGAGATGATACGAAAATTAAAATTGAAATAATCATTTTTCTTGTTTATTTTTAATTATAGTTACTGTCTCGTCTACTAGATAAATTAAGAGTCCGACCAGCCCGACGACACATAAAAGCTGAACATACCCGTTTACAGGTCTACTTATGGCATACTCTCCACATAAAGATGCAATGACAATAAATCCCATCCACATCAGAAACACTTTAAAATACTTCATTAATTATTTTTAATTATTTAAAATAAATATAAGATTTAATCCGTAGAGAAAAAATTATTAGGAAAAAGATATATAAATTATGGGGATAAAAAAATTTAACGATTTCATCAAATCATCTTATTCGATCATGGAAAATGAATCGAATCATTACGTTTTACCAGAGAAAGTTAAATCGAGATTAACTGAAGACGGTAAAGGTAATTATGTTTTTCACCATTACTCCGGACAAAAAAGAGATTTTATAAAACCGACTTCTGGTGTAGGAAGTCTTATCGTTAACAGAGCGGAAGCATCCGCATTAGGTAGTGTAGGGGGAGTTGCTCAATACTACACAATGGAAGGACAAGTAGAAAGTGGGGTAGGAAACGTACAACATACAATATTAGTTCCAAAAGATGAGGTTTATTATTTTAATCAAGATGCTTTAAATTTCTATGATGAGGCTAAAGAAAGATTCACAAAACATTTTGGAGAATATCCTATGGCATTTTCTCCTAATTTCCAAGCAGCATGGATATCTAAGGTAGCAAACGAGAATGGATTTAAAATGATAGTAAGCGAATGGAGAGGTGGAGAGTTGAGGGGACAAACGACTATTCCTTTAATTCCCGAAAAGGAAAACATAGAAATGAATCCTAGAGATGAGATGAAACCTGGTGATCTAATTTCGGTATACGGACAAAGAGCAAAATTTATTTCCAAAGAAGGTAATAAAATAACATATGAATTACTTAGATCCCCTGGGGTTCCGGAGAATTTGGTAGGAAAAATTGAGACTGTAGATATATCCGGAAGAAATTATAGGGCTGTGGATAAGATATACGAATCTAGAATATTTCTATAGAAGCCTAATGTATTTTCTTTGTGATCCCTTTCTGCCCGAAGAAGCTTCGGCATAAGACTCATTAAAAGATTTTGGATTTATCTCTAGCAGATAGGATTCTTTTAAGTTAAAAAGAAATTTTCTATCTTTATGACTTCCTTTAACTAATTTTGAAAATAATTCTTTAGTTAATTCGGAATTTATTTGAGTATTTTTGTTCCATCCTTTTTTTATAAAATCAGATAGAACTTGACCTTTTACCGAAAAATCATTGGTACCTATTTCAATAAATTCATTTTTGTCTTTATAGATAACAGAATACTGATCAAATTTTTCTCCTATCTCTATTAAATCTTCTTTTTTAATATTTGGTATAAATAGGCTCTTTTCGTGAACCCATTCTCCTTCCTCTTTAAATCCCCCTTCCATCTCGATAAAACCTAATTTTAGTCTATCTCTTATTATTTTTTTAAGCTCATTGTATCTTTCCAGATTCTCTTTTTCTGAATAGTATTTTCTGAAAGGGGAAATTACCCCGAAGGATTTATCCCCTTCAATGTGTTGCCATATTCTAGATAAAGAACTTTCATATACCATAGAATCCTTATCCAAAAATTCCGATAAAATACGATTATCTTCAAATGATTTAAAAGATTCGAATAAAGTTATAAATTTCATAGTTTTAAATTTTTATCTATATATTTATTCGATTAAAAGATTTGTTCCTGAATAGAAAGTTTTGATGATAAAATTTCCACTTTATCCAATTTTTCCCAAGGCATAGAATCATTTCCGAAATGTCCTTTAGCAGATTCATTATATATGGGAGTTCTAAGATTAAAATGGTTTATTATCTCAGAAGGAGTCATTGGGAAATTTTCCATTACAATTTCCACCAATCGGCTATCGTCGAATTTACCATATGTGTTTATATTCAAAGACGCTGGTTTGTCTATCCCAATCATGTAAGCTATCTCTACACTGCATTTTTCAGAAATCCCAGAAGCAACTACATTTTTTGCTATGTATCTTGCTAGATATGCACCGCTTCTGTCCACTTTACTAGGATCTTTTCCACTAAATGCTCCTCCCCCGACTGCACAGTATGGACCATATTGATCTACTACTATCTTTCTTCCTGTTACCCCACAATCGGAAACCGGTCCCCCTACATTCCACGATCCTGCTGGATTTACTATAATTTTAGTATTTTCATCCATCAGATCAAATACTTCTTTCGATAATCCTATATAGTTTTGTTTTATCGCTAAAGTTATAGCGTCTTTAACTTCATCTAAAGAAATATCTTTTTTGTGCATGGTAGATACTAATAATGTGTGTATTCTATTAGAATCTTCCCCATATTCTATTGTGGTTTGGGTTTTTATATCTGGCCCAAAAGAACTATTTAGAGAATAAACATAATCTACTAATTTTTTAGATATGTACATTCCAATTGGCATATATGTATCAGTTTCATTAGTAGCATACCCTGTCATAAATCCTTGATCCCCTGCTCCGAGATCTTCTTCGCTATTCTTTAAAACCGCTGAATTTATTTCAGGACTCTGAAGTCCTATGAGATTAATAATGGTTACGTTTTTATAATAGAACCCATGGTCTGGATCGATGTATCCGATATCTTTTATGGTATCCTTAACTATTTTTTCGTAATCCGCTCTGAAAGTACTTGATATTTCTCCTCCTAAAACTACACAGTTATCTTTTACCATTGTTTCCACAGCAACTTTTGCATTAGGATCATTAGCCAAATAGGCATCTAAAATGGCATCAGATATCTGATCCGCAACTTTATCGGGATGTCCGATAGAAACACTTTCTGTTGTTATTAATCTCTTCATATTTTTATTTTTTATGTTTTAGTGAATACTTATTAAATTGTTCCTTTCTAGATCAAATTTAATAATTTTTTCGTAGAAAAAAATTAAAGAACTTTTATTATATAGCTTGGATAATTTCGATCCGGTATCTCTCCTTCTTCGTGTTTAGCTCGTGGAAGAGTTAGCCCTTGATCGGTTTTAACCTTATACATACCTTCCTGGCTTAACTCCGTAATAACACCGGGTCTAGGCTGACCCAGGAATGTTACTATAACTTTAGTACCTACTTTTAATTTATGTTTTATCTTTACCGGGGGAGCATTCTTATCCACCTTAGGTTTTCTCTTAGATTCTTTTATATAAGAGGGTTTTTTCTCCTCTTGTGATTCTATTTTCTCCTCTTCCGGTTCTTCTATTTTAACCTCTTTAACTCTAGGTATTGGAGTCTTTTTAACCGGAGGAGAAACTGTCTTAGGAGAAACCTTTTTTGACTCCTTCTTTTCCGTAGGCTTAGGAGTCTCTTTTTTAGGAGAAGGTTTAATAGGAGGTTTTTTGACTTCTAGTGTAGAAATTTTCTTCTTCGGAAGAGGTTTAACCGGTTCTTCTTTTTTAGAAGTCGTAGCTTTTCTTGCGGTGGTTTCTTTCTTAGGAGAAACAACTTTATTGATTTTAGCTGGCTCTTCGAAAAGAGGCTGAATTTTTTTCCTTGGCATCTAATTAATTATAAAATTCTACTTCTTCTAATGGATAAGAGTTTCCTTTATCTGAAACTATAATAATCTCAGCAGGAACAGGAACCCAATCTTTTTTCACTAATTTCATTGTTTCGCAAATAACAACTCGATAACAAAGTATATTATCCGTAAAACCTCCATATTTAGAATTATATCTAAATCTTTTCCCCTCGTACATTTCCCTTATATTTTCGCAATATCGATCTTTCATCTTGTTATTCCTAATTCTTCTAAAGTCTTTGGTTTATAGCCTACATGTTCGCAAGAAACACAAATATATCGTTCGTCCGGAATTGGATCTTTTTTATATCCCCATTCATAAACATTTTTCATAACTACCTTTTCGTGGATGTGCCCGTGAATATTCTTATTTACTCGATATTCAAGTTCAGATTCGTGTACTGGACAGTGGGTAAGCCATATTCCTTTATAGTTAACCATTCCACTAACTTTATCTACAGATTTTAATAGCTCCGGAATGTCTTGTGGTCTATCGTGATTTCCTAGTACGACTATTTTTCTTCCGTTCATGGAATCTAATCTATAATAATTTTTAGAATTTTCCATAGTAACATCACCTAGAATATAGGTAAGATCTCTTTTATCTACTACCGAATTCCACTGATCCACTATATGTTCATCATGGTAGAATTCGTCTTGAAATCCCCGATGCTTGGCCATATTAACATGACCCAGATGTAAATCTGCTATGAATCTTACTGTACACATACAGGATAAATATAAAAATTTTTTCGGAAATAAAAATTAAGAAAATTCAGTCGAGGAAGAAACCCTAAGACCATCTACAATTCTATCCCAGTATTTTTCTCCGTAGAAAATTCTTCTCCCTTTTTTCTGTTCTTCTAATTCATACTCCTCATTCACAACTAGACCGTCTGGTTGTCCCCATTCAAGAGCCATAGTAATAAATTCTTCCACCTCTTGTTCTTCCCCGTATTCATCAACAACCCTTCCACCTCTAATAAATTCTAGAAGTTCTTCTTTGTTGGAGTAGTATTTATTATCGTGAAAATTCCAGCAGAATTTCCATCCCATAGATCTTTTTCCCAAATGGATAGAAATATCTTCAGTAAAATGATCCCACGGAGAAAAGTGATCCCAGGTATCTTCTTGAGAAACCCTAAACCCTCTTTCTATAGATCCAGGACTTAAATCTAATTTTCTAATCTCGGAAAGAAGCTTATTTTTTCTATCTTCAACTTCTTTTACTGTTGGTATTCTATAAAAATTAGTTCCCATCTTATCTTATTAAATTTATAATTCTAGCTGATTCCATCTCTTTTCCACAGGTGTATTTCCCATTGATAACTTCAAATTCAACTAAATCTCCTTCTTCCAGATTTAAAGATTCTGGATTCATTATATTATATTTAGAAGATTCTAATACTCTTGTTTCGTTACTTATAGGGAATGAATTACTTCTATTGATATAAAGTATTCCCCATTGAAGATCTTCCTTCAGATAAATCATTCCTTTCTTTGTCATTTTTTAAAAAAATTAGGAACACTAAAAACTATCCAGGTCTTAATAACTAATAAATTTATCCCGAATAAATAACTTGATATTCTCTTTCCTTTTTTAGATCTTTCAAATCTAGACATTCTATTGAAAACTAATCCCAAGTGAAAATTTCTAAATTCAGTAGACCAGGGTCTTTCCTCCATTTCCTCAGGATCCCAGTAATGCTTAAAGATAAAAACATAATCATATCCCCTAAAACAAAATCTTTTCTTTATCATTTAAATAAAATTCATGGTTACTGCCATCTGAGTGGGAATTTCAAAAGTTTGTCCTACTGCGGTATTATATTTAACCGGTCCTCCCTCCTCTGCTTCCACAACTTCAAATGTGCTAAGATCCCTATTAAATTTTATAAGTCTAGCTCTTAGGGTAGGAGAGACATTAGTTGAAACTACTTTTCCTATGCACTCTTTAAGATCGTCTACTATTTGTATTCTTGGTGTTATCGGTCTTCCCATTTTAGTCTATGATGTTTTTCTAAATATTCCCATGTCGATTCTATGGAATAAAAGATGGGATTACCATCTGCATCTTTTGCTCCAAATTTTTCTTTTTCTGCTCCTGCAATTGATCTAAAAATATCTTCGTTAGATTTTTTAAATGTTTTATATTTGGACCAATCCTTTTCGCCAAAATCATTTTCGAAGATAAACCAATTAACCCAATCTATTCCTTCTTCGTCGTAGTGTGATTTTAAAAAACAATTAAATTGAGAATTAAAAATATCAGAAACCTTATATTTTCCTTCCATGAAATCAAATCCCATAGAATAGAGATCTGAAATCATATTAAGACCTTTACGGTATTCTGTAATAGCTTCTAGAAAAATTTCATATTTCATTCTAAAAATTTTAATATTCTTTCTTTAACCCCACATTGTTTTATTCCTTCGTAAGATTTCGGAGTTAGAACAAAATTAGTTAGCCCCCAATTTCTCCATCCTTCACTATCGCTCATGTCTAAATCGTCTACGGCAACCCAATGTGTAATCTCAGGATGATCGTGAAGGTATTGTTTAATTTCTATGGATCTGGTTTGTTCTAAATCCCATTCTTTTGACCATATAAAATTATTTCCGTGAATGGTACATTCCTGTAAAGTAGGGGTTAATGCTATAGGAGGTTTTATTCCTCTTTTAATATACATCTTTTGCATCTGTTCTAATGTCCCCCATCTTTTCCAATCGGAAGAAACCACGATCTCACATCCGGTTTTTTCTAATATAGATTTAAGAACTTTAATCGCTTTAGAATCGAAGCTATCCATTCTTATATCCATAGGGGTTTCAGGATTTGAATCAAATCCTTTCTTTTTAAATCTTCCTCCCCACTGGGGGGAAAGACAGATCACTCCATCATGGTCCAAAAATATCACTTTCATTAATACCTATTTTTTCTATTCCTATTCCTGTCTCTAGTAGCTTTAACTAACAAAAAACAAGAAAATAAAACCACAATAAATGCAATAAAAAGATTTGCAATTTTCATAAATATAAGAATTTTATCGTGGAAAAAAATTACTCCTTTTCCTCTAACATTCGATTTACCCTATTTTTACCTTTCTCCCCGATAGGAATAGGATTTCCGTATTCACTAATCTGAACAAATCTTATATTAGTCTTTAGAACTACTACCTGATTTCCTGTGTATACGTCATGGGCTCTTGCTTCCATATATAGTGTTATAGAGGTGTTTCCTATTCTAGAAGGATAACCGTATATCTTTAGGAGTTGTCCCTCTTTTGCTGGTTTTTCAAAATTACATTTGTCAATAGATACCGTAACCATCCTGGGAGAATCGCAAAGCTGCATAGAATACCCTGCTGCTGCAGCATCAATCCACGCCAAAAGCTTCCCTCCGAAAAGATTACCATGAAATCCTAAATCGGATTTTTTAATAGGGTGTGTATTTAGTAATTCCATTAGTTTGGATTGTAATTATGTATTATAACTATTGTTCCTTCTTTTAGATCTTTTTCGCATTGGGTTATACAAATCTGATCATTTTTTAGATAAACTATAACTTTCTTAACTGATTCGTCCATTTCAAAAAAAGTTTCTTCGTCTAGATCTACTACGATACCTTCTCCTTCTTCTAATAATCCGGATAAAGCTCTTCCGAATATGATCGATGTGTTTTCCCAGTCTTTTGGAAATTCTCTCTTTTTCATTTTTCTAAATGTCTATCCCATTTACCTCTACTGTCTAACCTAAAAGTTCCAATAAAATTCATTTTCCATTGAGAAGGTTCTATCAAAGAAAGAAAAAATGTTCCATTATCTCTTTGATATAAATGATAGTCATATCCTACAACAGGTTCGAATGAAAATTCAGATTTATAAACTAAATCGTTCCATTCAAAATCGCTTACCAGATTTTCATATTCTTTTTTAAGCTCTTCGAATCTTGCCATGAACCCTTTATTAACCCTTTCTACAGAGGATCTTTTCCATCCGACAACATCATCTGGCTTTATTGAAGGTGCTCCAATATTTGTTCCATAAGGCATTAAACCCGGGGAATCTGCTACATTATCTGGTTTTTCTTTTTCCATTCTATTTACTTTCTACTTTATAATAAAAATAATCCCTATTAGGCTCTTCATCTGATCCTCCTAGAAGTTCGCATATTAATTTTGCATACGACTCGGATAGGCTAAAAGCCATTATGGTTTCTCTTTTTTCCCCTGTATCGGGATCTGTGTATCTGGAAACTATATTCCAATGCGTATTTATTTTCATATTTAAAACCATCCTCTATGAGATTTTGACATTGCTTTTATTTTCTCCTCTCCTATAAAATTTAGAAAAGATAAAAATAATTTTATTTTCCTCATCTTAATTTATTTAAAACTTCTCTTAGGAAAGAAAACCTCCATTTATGTAATATTCTTCTTATCATCTATTTAGCGCAAAATAATTTTTTCCAGAAGGGTCTTTTAGAATCATTAACTCTTATAATATCAAATAATCCCTCGCATCCTTCGGTATTGAAGATGGCTTGTCGATATGTTAGAGTTATCTTTTTATTTCCGTCAGTATCCGTAAATTCCTCCGTAGATTTATCCCCACTAATAAAATAAACCCCTGGATCATTCTCAGAAGTTCTTCTTCCAATTAGAATTCTATCTTCAGTAAAAGAAGCATTTCTATCTATAAAAACTTGAATCCGATCCCCTATAGTTCCTACGAAGTCTATATTCTCCGGAGATTCTGAAACCTCTCTCGTTTTTCTATATGCAAATTTAGGGGATTCCATGATATAGGTAGAATACTTAAGAGGACAGATTATAAAATCTCCATTTCCTCTTCTTGATCTAATCCCTATATGATTAGATTTTGCTAATATTTTTTTTATTAAATCGTCAGGGGAATTAAAATAAAAAGAAAAATGGGATTCTGAAATAAATCGAAGTAAAAAACTATTCCATCTAGATTTTTTTAGGTCTTTATTTCTTGTTCTTTCTCCTAAAGAGATGTATTTAGAAAGAAGAAGTTTTTGATTTTCCGATATAGCCTCATTTTCTAAAGTGTCTAAAATCATTTGATTTATATCAACCCCGTGCAAAAAACTTAGATCTGTCATTAATTCCTTCCTCATCGTGGTGGTAACCCTATAGCTCTCTAGCTGATAGAATTTTTCCTTGGTGGCTAATTCTAATGTACCGTATTCATCTTTATCTTCACCTCGAATTGTATCTAGATAATATAAAACCCCTGCAGGATTTGTATTCTCTTTTCTGCAAGCTGTGTTTAAAAAATTCATAATTTTATTTACTTTTTATATTCTTAAAATCCCTTTTAGTTTCTGGTTTCGAAAAGATTTACTTTTAAAAGCTCGGATGTGCTTTCTATAATCTCTATATAAGTCAATTCATTTTCTAGATTATCTAAAGTCATACA